TTGTTGTGATAGCTGATACAGCTTTGTAGGTTTTGCCTTTGAATTCGCTATCGCCCATAGTGATAGAGATATCTGTCCCAACGATAGGATCAGCAAAATTGACTTTGTTCTGGTCGTAAAAGTCTTCAAGTGGTGGCATTAATTTGTCGAACACACCCTGACGTTTGTAATTGAATTTAAATCTCCAAAACTTAACGCCATCTTTTTCCTGACCTTTGTCTATACCACGAACGATATAGAATTTCTTAGCTTCCCATGAAGTAGCTTCTTTGTAGATCAAGTCATTGCTTTCTTTAACCTTAAGCTGAGCAGGTGTCATGTTATCCTTTTTTACATACTTGATAGAAGGGTCTTGCTTATCAGCATATTTCTTAGCTTGCACACATAAAGGACATGGTGCTGGAATCATAACTTGTTTACCATTAAGGTCTTTTACAAGATCGCCATTTTTGTCTACCTTTGGTACGGGTGGATCATTGTGGGCTGGACAGTAAACAATTGTATTAAATTTTTTGGTGTTGCCAACGGCATTTGTGGTAACCACGTGGAAATACGCTTCGTCATAGAAGTTCTTACCTTTATAAGGTAGAATACGAAATATTTCTTTAGGTTTTCTGGGAACGAAATACTTGGCTAGTATTTCTTCGGCTGTTTTCTTTTTGTTTAGATTCTGACTTTTTTGGTAGTCAGCGAACATTGCCTTTAAATCATTTGAGTTTTCCATTTTCTGTGTTATTACAATTTATTTATTTATTTCAATTAATGTTTCAATTCTTGTTCCAGTAATTTGTTTACTTTAACCAAAAAATAAACTTATTTGAATTGATACAAAGGTAATGCTTTTTTATCAATTCGCAAGCAATTTATTTTTTATAACGCTATTATTTCCAGATATTTGTCTAATTTTCAAATAATAGTCTTGAGGTATTAACCATATTGTATTCAAGTCAATAGAGTATTCACTACCGATTTTGTTTACCTTTGTGAATGGCAATATTTCAAGTTGAGCATCTACCCCGATCTGCGTAAACACGCCGTATTCGTAAATCAGATTACTATTCTTTGCCTTGTAAAGCTCTCTCGATCTTACAGCAATTTTTTTAATGTCTCCCTGAGTAATGACCTCATTTTCAAATAAGCCATCAACAGTTACATGGTAGTTATCAAGATTTATATAACTCGTATATAAATACTCAGAAAAAGATTTTAAATAGAATTTATTCAAAATTTTATTGCTATTTCCGTTAATATTTACGTCCCATTCATCATGAAAAATAACTGCATCTGGATACGTTGAAGAGCTAATAATAATTGGGATACTAAACAGTCCCTTTGTTATGGTTGTGACAGTTGCGCCAGAAATGTACTCTATAACATTATTCTCATAGTCATATATTTTTACGCTATTAATAGTTATATCGCTAGGCACATTTCTAAGGTCTAAAAATAGCTTATTATTCTTATCCAAATAAAAATTGCTTCTATCATCATCGACATCATAAACAAATTGCGTTTCGATATATGGTTCATAATATGTATTAGTATCCTTAGCATGAAATGCCACTGACTGCATATTTGTGGTCGTACCTGTTTCAATGATTTCGGAATATTTTATGCCTATACCATAAAAGTCCTCGATACCATCGATTATTAAATTAATGTATTCTGTGATATCTAAATTAATATCCTCAGTGCCATTATTAAAATCCTGATAGCCTAGAACATCGCCACTATTGCCGCTAAATGATCCACTGTAATTCCAAGACTCTCCATTTTTTGCATTATTCCAATTACTAACTTCGTCATCTGGTTTCAAGTATTTTAAAATGTCGAGATTGAAATTGTATTTAGAACCGTTCGACCAATCCTGTTTTATCTTGAAAAATTCCAATCTAAAGCCAGATGCTCGTTCCATGTTCTCTATATATGTTCCTTTCCCAGCATATTGTGTAGCATTCCTAATTGTATTTGTCATATGTAAAACATGACTAGTAATGTTACTTCTTATGTATGTGCCGCCACTCATTGCAGATTGTAAATTTGTAAGGTCAACACTAAATATATATCTGGTAACAATATTATCAAATCCCCCATGAATTAATTCAGTGACAGGGTTTAATGAATTATTGGAACTGTTCATGCTTATTAACGTGTTATTCTTATTAAAATATGATCTGAAATTTATAGACATTCCTTTTATATTTAATTAAATGCTTATTTTAGCGGAAAGTCACTTCCGAGTTTGTTTGACTTAAATCCTAACAGTACGTCTGTTAATTGATCGTCTTCGGATTTAGGTTCTTCCTCAACCTTATTGGCATCAACCATTGCTTGGCATTGTGCCATTTTTTCAGGATTAGCATTTGTGCCATAATATTCAGGGTCTTCGGTTAAATGATCGAAAACAATATCTAATGCTACCATCGGGTCATCGCTATGTTCCCTTTCAACTTCTAAACCCTTTTTTATCTGTTCCTTACTAAATTTTGATATATTAGCATTATCACCAAGTCCGCCTTGAAGTTCGTCGCCAACTTCTTCTTTATCGGCAACAACTGAATCAACGTCGTCATTAAATGAAACGTTATTTACCTTACCCATCATTTCGAGCAATAGTTCTTTAGTTCCTTTATTAATTTTACTCATAGATATTGTCATTTATTTTGCCAAAATTCCTTAATAATATGCCTGCCTTGGCATTTGCCTCATTTTCTTCGTCGCTGCCTGTCTCACCAGACTGTGCGTTTATTTTGCCTTCAAGATTCTGTTTATGATGAACTAATTCATGACCTAGAGTCCTCAATATATCTGCAAGATTTCTGTTTGCGCCAATGATATCAATTATCATATCGTTTGGGACATAACCGCCGAACGATTTTGATTTCTTAGCCTCGTCATCATTATATGAAATATTAATCTTAGGTATATTTCCGCCTAGATTAAGTTCAGTGTCGGCAAAGGTAATAAATTGTTTTATTATTTCGTCTCTTTTATCCTGATCATTATCCAAACTAATATGATTAACCTTTTCGAATATTTCAAACAGTTTATTCTTCATGTTATGTTAGTCTATTAAAACTATCCTTTATATCATCGTTCTCAGGTAAATCATCGAAATTTGCAACATATGTGCCATCTTCCAATTGTTTAATACCCTTGTCCTGATTATTTTTATCAAACCATGAATCCGACCAGAAATCGTTAAGATTGAAGTAATATGGATATGAAACTTTTGACTTGCTCATTAATTTCTCCGAATTCGTAGGCTCTCTGACTTCGGCAACGTCGGTATCAAGCACATTCAGCTTTCCAGTAATCTTACTAACCTCATTATTTAAGCTTTCCATTTGATCATGAATAGCCTTCATTGCAATGATGTTGCTTTTGATAACCTCATTCTGCAAACTATTAATATCAGGTTCAGGCTCAGCCATTGGAGCATCAACTGGTGGCATTCCACCCATGTCAGGTTCTATCTGGTCTTCTGGTGCGACTTGTTCTGGTTCAGGCTCTACCTGATCCTCTGGAGCAACCTGTTCTGGTTCTTCAATCGGCGGAACATTTGCATTTGGTTTTAAACCTTTTTGTGCTTCGTCGCCTTCCTCATTCGATTCCTCATATAATTCATCTGGAAAATTGTCAAAGTCGTCGTCTTCACCCATTACTGCCGTATATTTGGGTGATTCGTTTACAACATAAGTCATCTTGTGGATAATTTTATCCAAATTAATAATATTTTCTTTTTTCATATCTCGAATATTAATATTGTTCTCTCTCTTGTTCTCTCAATAATTGACGTCCGTCTTCTGTAACGAAAACCTTATCAACTCTTTCGATAAGCGAATGGTTTTGAAGTACTACTTCTTTCCTTTTCTTTCCGTTCTTTTCAGAGCTAGTCAACATGCTGTCGCCTCCCATGAAGTCGTCTAAAGCATTTTCTAAATTGTTGTCCATAGCATTATATTTTTATATAAATACTATCAGATATTTATTTAGCAATCATGGTAACAACAAATCTTTTAAGTGATTCGAATCTATCATAGATTTTATAATACTTCATGTATTCGTCGCCATTAAGATCGTCGATATAATTGGGGCATCTGGATGATAATTCTTTAAAGAAAATTTCCTGATCAAAGTTTAGAAACTTGATCAATCTTAAATTAATACCTATTATCTCATTATCATGTAATAGGTAAATACACTCATTTTTATACTTGTAAATCCTATCAATACTTTTTGGGAGAACATCGAGAAAATCAATCGATGTTCTTATATTTAGGAACGTCGGGTCAATATTAACATAATTATATCTTGATCGAAAATATAGATCGGGTGCTTTCGCAACAAAGCTATAAACGCCAATAATATTTAAAGACTTATACTCATTAAAGGAAAATTCCCAATACAATTTATTGGGAATAATACACTTAGTCAGAATATCTGCATCCATGATCTTTTCATTATTATTACATGATTTCATAAAACGCCACCCCACATATAATGTGGGAAGCGTATTATCAATTTCATTGTAGTTTACAGATTTATTAATATAATTAATATAATCCGATTCGATGTGGTTTACCAATTCTTCGTATACCACGTTTGCGATTTTCATCTATGTTTTTTTATTGATTAATAAATGTATCCAGTATCAGCTTATTTTTTTCGTAAAATGGCATCAATTGATTGAAATAGTCTTTATTAAGATTCTTAAGCTTGTTTTCGCTCTTATTTCTCGTGATAGATTCCAAATGATAAGCAACCGCATCGTTTACGGTAACATTTTTCTTATCATTTAATAGACAGGTAAAATTCAACTCAACGTCTTCAAAACATTCAATATAATTCTCATTAAACTGCCCCAGAACTGTAAACAGATTTTTGTTTATCATCAAAAATGCGCCTGTATTACCAATGGAATTGTAGTTGACGTGTATCGAATAATCGTTGGTCTTTTTCAAGTCAACATGCGATAAATGTAATTTGTTGTCTGTAATATGCGCCTCAATTCCACAGTGCTGTACCGAAGAATTTTCGTAATGTAGTCTTATACCAATTGTGCCTATATTAAGCCTATCGCTTCTGTATATCTCAACACATCGGCTTAAAGCATCATTCATCAACTCAATATCGTCATTACAAAAAAGAACTATTTCAGTATCAGCATTAACGTGGTTATTAACCACATCATTGTTGATTTTTGCAAAGTTATAATAATCGTATTTAACAACGCTAACTTTATCTGATAATAGTTGATCATATTTAGCTAAAACATCTGAATCGCTACCTGTATCGGCAATGATAATATTATAGTTTTTATATTTAACATATTCATTCCAAGATGTTATATTATCTAACAATATATCGAAATTGTTTTTTGTTGGTATGATTACCGTTACCTTTGGGTCGTTTCCTTTTGGAACGATCTTAATTTCGTCGCAAATAGGCGGAATCGACATTGGCAAGTATTCCTTATATTTCTCGACGAATAACTGTCTATTACGTTCCCAATCGGGACTTGTCTGTCCGACTGATTTATGCAGTATTCTGATCGTCGTGATAACACCAATATTAACGCCGTCCAAATAATTGTCCAAACTAAATGAAATATCATAAAAATGAAAGCCATCAAATTCTTCATTGAAGTTCGACACTAAATCAGGGTCTGCCGCCATAAATACGCCATCAACAATTACAACTTCCTTAATGTCTTTAATTGGTGCTGAAAAATTACTAACCCATGTATTAATATCGTCAGTGTGTTCGACGATACCAAACATCGTATTTTTCGCTTCCCACCATATTGCGGACTCTGAAATACTGGTTGTGCCAGCTAATCCAATTATACCATAATTATGACTGTTGAATTTGGCAAGCAATATTCTACCCCAATTCATTGTTTTGAAAATGATATCATTATGTATAAAACAAAATATGGCATTAGTAGAATTGGTCTCAGCTAATGCCCTATTATATAGTGACGTTAATGAATATTCATTGTTATTCTCATAACAAATTATTTCACATTTTGCACCTATAGTACTTCGTATATGTAGGTCAAATGCCTTATTATCAATGTCACTATTTTGTGACGAATACACTACTATAATTCTATTTTTCATATTACAACTATTGGAAATACAAAATTAGAATAATTTATTGTAACGAACAAGTAAATTTAGGCATTATTAATAATAAACTGTTCGTAATCGCTTTTAGCCTTTGCAAATGGAAATGGAATTCTGATCAATTCGCCATCTGGTATATCATATTCGCTTGCAAATAAAGGATTTGCATATAGTATGAGGAAATCGTAAAAAGGATTGCCGTAATATTTCTGAGCAAGTTTATCGTATCTATTAATCATGGGATTCCAATATTCATACTTGTCAGTCGAATTCTTTGGCATTGTGACGAAAGGCAACATTTCAGTCACCTCATTCACAACATTTAATAAAGCATATCTATCGTAATCTTGTCTACTCATTATTTCAATTTATTATCAAGAGGTGTGTTTATTTTTGATGACGCAACTAATTGACCATTCTTGCTCGCCATAGGTTTTATACTATATTGATCATGTTCAACTTGTGACGGCTTTATGTAAATATCTTTATCGGTGAACGTTGAATTTGCATAGTAATTCATAGATAAAGCATTTTGTAGTACATCGATAGGCCCTTTTAATGATTGACCACCAATGATTTTAATTTGTAGTGTGACCTTACACATTAAATATTGCATACCCATTCCTTCTGGATTCATATCCCAAGGCATATCATTATAGTCAATTGTTAAATTCTCTGGAATTATTTTACTGTTAATAAAATCACCAAGTCTTAAAATAAGAATAGGCTGTCTTCCGAATATAGAATTTCTGATATCATTACCAGATTGTGTGTGCTGCGGTTCTCCCTGTCTCATACATTGCTGTAAGAATGTTAATCGTCTATGAAAATCTTCTGGTGTCTGAGAATGAAAGCAAGGGCTATAATAATTATCGCTAATAGTTTTTGATCCAGTTGATATTTTACCATCTGTTCTATTTTCGACAGGCTTTCTTTCAGTATACACTTTTGAATATTTGTCATCGGCAGTGCTTTTTTTATTTTGAAGAAGAACATATCGATCTAAATCGGCTTGCAATATTGCTAAACGTCTTTTTTCGTCTGAATTTAATGTTCGTGTCTTACGTGGCTCAGTAATAGCATTCTTTATTAAAGTTACCACAACCTGTCTTTCCAATTTAGCACCAAGCTCATTAATTGTGGCTGGTGTGTTATATAGATCATCTACAATACCTTTAGCATTTAGTTTATAAGTTACTTTAGCATCTGTTCCGAATAAAGCCAACATTCTAGCATCTATAAATGCTTTGGCTGCATCGACCCTTCTCTGGCTTAATGCTTTATTATATATTAAGCCTTCTTTAGCTAAATATAAAGCCGTTGTTGTGCCTACCAAATTAATGCTATAGTATTTACGATTTTCAACATTTGAAAAATTGTTAATCAGAAACGTGTTTAAAGCACATGAGCCTGTAAAACTATACATATTATCGTATAGTTTTGTATTCATAAAGCCACCACTTTCATAATTAGGGACAATACCACTAACATCATATATACCTGTATTAAGTCCATCACTACCATTTTCATCAGCAGTATTCATTCCTTGAAATACCTCGTAACCCTTTGTGTACATGTCTTGAAATACAGACTGAACATTACCTGTATTTGGGTAATTATTCATAAAGGACATTGATATAGTATCCGTAGATGAAATCTCTGGTGGATACTGTATAGGAAGTTTAAAGGAATCTATTTCGAGTTGTAACTCATTAATTTTTGCCTGATAGTCTTTTTGTATAACGGAATCTGGATTTGTGTCATTCATTCCAAATGCAAAAAATTCGGCAATTGCTTTATGCTTATCAGCACCTCTAAATTTTTTATCGTTTAGTTGCTGTGGATAATCGACCAATAATGTAAATGTGAGAGTTCCACTTCTTTCAGAACCTGTGTATGAATATATTGGTTCATTTCTACCAAGCATTTGCGTTGACACGAATTTTGAAGCAGTCGTTTCATTAAACTGAATATCATAAGGCGGAAACCACATAAGTCTGCCATAGTATGGATACGAACCTATTTCAGATTTTGGAATCCAGCTACCGTCTTCGCATAATCCGCTTTCGGGTATTACCTTATATGCCAAATTCTCCAATGAAAACATTAAATTCTTATTATTTACAGATCCGTCATCGTCATTTATTGGATGAATCTTTGGCATAACCGTTTTATAGATGGTTGAATTAGGATTTCCGTTATATTTAACATTACCATTATAACGGATAGCTTTTGCATATCGATCATATTGGTCAAGCATCGTATGCTGTCTTAAACCAGATGAAACACCTATAATTGAATCGGATGATGATTCATATACTCCTGATCCATTAAACATAGATTTACCCTTATTATCTACAAATATTTTACGATTAATATTAATTATATCTCCATTGGCAACATTCATTAAATTTTTAGTGTAATCCAATAAGCCTGTTTGAACACCAAAGTCACCGAGATAGCCTTTAGAGGTGTTATCATCACCCCATACAATTGAAGTATTCTTATTGAAGCCATCATCAGTGTTAATCCAAGGGTTTATACCCTCATTATCAGGTATAGTCTTAATAGTGTCTCCAAAATATTCTATTTTTTCACCATATTCATGACTAACATTTTTATCCCTCTCATTATTAACTGCTTCAAGACCAGTATTAATACTTGCCTCAATAGCAGAATTTGTTTGAAAACTTGGATACCTGTTGAAATACTTATCCGAAAAATTATATTGATTATGCTTTGCTAGCTGTGTTTTAGTATTTTCGTCTTTAGCGTTTTGAAATAATTTATCATTTATATAAATGTTCTTATTCAAATTTTTATAAAGCAAATTAATTTGCCCTGAGCCTGTATTGGCTATATAATCGTCTAATGTTGAAGATTTACTGAACGGACTTTCTTTAACAGAATAAGAACCTGTTAAATCATTAACAAAATTTATAAAACTAGAAGGACTTTCTTTCTTTGTAATACTATAATTGAATTTCTTGGTGACGAATTTAGTGTCCTTATTTCCGTCAAATAAATTCATTACACTGATCTTTGGAATTTCCTTTAATACCATTAAAGAAGCATTTGCTTGAAAGTTATATGCAAGCTGTTTGCCGAGCATAGCTAGTCCTATTTCGACGATTGGAGTCTTAGTTGATATAAGTCTTCCAATTACAGTATTGGATAGGTCAAATGAGCTGTAAGGCATTAATGTGCTTACTACACTGTCTATTGAATTAACTATTTTGGTTATGCTTGAAGCATTATCTAATGGATATTGATTGTTAGGGGAATACAGACTTCTTGTTTGAAGTGTAGTTCTTAATTCCTCTGTTGAAGTCAATAACCTTGATTTATTTAAATCATTTTCCATTAATCATTTATTTTATATAAATACTAATTGAAAATTATTTCAACCCAATTGAAATCATTGTTTCGGAGAAACAGATGATGACATAACTAACCCAACATTTAAATGTTTCTTTTTAATTTGAAAAGTTAAAAAAACAAATATTTGGAAGTTTGTTTTCACGGTTGAAAATCTGAAAAAGAGGATTTTGTTTTTTCGTTTGTCTTATCGATGAGGATAAAAATGAAAGACTCGGCAAAGTTACAAAGAATTTTTGACATTATCATCATAAATTTTTCAAATATTATATAATTATTTTCAAGCATCAATAAATAAACTTTTAAATTCACTTGCGAAGGTACTAATAATAATCTATATTAGCAAGTGAATTTAAAAATAAAATGCTTATAAATCTAATTATAAGCATTTTATTTATTTATGGACATCCATAAAATCCTGTCGAAGTTATTCCGTCTAAAACGGTTATAGGATCAACATATGTAGTTGTTGTAACTGTATAAAAT